GAAATCAAGCACATCTTTTACCGGCTTCCACTTCTCCAGCCGCGAGAACATATCTTGCCTACCACCTTTACAGTGGGTCGGTTCTGGGAATACTATCGGCAAGTTCTTTTTAGCAAAGATGCCGAAGAAGCGTTTTCTTGTGGTGTAGGCACCGAAGTCGGCAGCATTTAAGATGCGGTGCTCAAAGTTGTAACCGTACTTCTTGACATTGCGCACCCACTTTTGATAAAGCCGGCCTTTGTCCATGCTGATAGGTTTCCCATTCTCATCCATATCTCCCCATGACATAAACTCTTCTACATTTTCAATCTGAATGTAGTCAGGGTCTATAACATCAATATAACGGAAGAGATGTTCTGCCAACGTTCGGCTGTCGGCATCTCTCGGCTGACCGCCTTTGGCTTTTGAGAAGTTGGTACACTCCAAAGAAGCATGAAGCATTATCATGGCATCAGGGTATAGCTGACGGATACGTTCTACAATAGTGCTTATCGGGGAAAGTTCCAGTGTACGGATATCCTCAATAAAGTGAAGTGCATCAGGGATATTGGCATCATGTGAAAGGATGGCATTCTTGTCATGGTTCACACAGCAAACAACCTTTCCACATCTATTTCCATCCAATCGTGCTTCTTCCACACCTTCGGACAAACCGCCGGCGCCACAAAAGAGATCAATAACAAATAGTTCTATATCGGACAGACCTTCAATGGATTTTAAGATATTTTTCTGCGATTTCATAACTTCTCCTTTTTAAACAGGTGGCTGAACGCATTATCCAAATCCAAGTCCAGATTCAGTTTGGACGGGAAAGATTTAATGTATTCGTACATCTTATAAGCGAGGTTGTCATCATCACCGCATCTGTCAATCAGTGTGAGCAACATGGCGTTCACCATGTCAGAATCATTGCCGAAGTTTTCCTGAGTGGATTCGCTGCAATGATTCACATCACTTTTCAATCTCTTTATCGCGGCTATGACTGTGTTGAAGTTTCTTTTTGAATCGTGCCGCAATTCAAAGCCTTCCTTCTTGTATTGCTGCTGCATTTCTAGAAGGTTGGTTTCTAAAACGTCCGTGAGGACAAATACGATGTTGGTTATCGTATTCAGTTTGTCTGTTCCTTGCATAATCGTGTATTCTTATTTCTAATTCGAATGAATCCCCTTCGTTCTGTTTCTTCTAACAGTGAAAAGTCTTCATCCTTGATTTCACATTCTGTTTCGTAGTTCACGGAAGTATAACTTGGGATATTGAACTTTTTCCGGATTCTTACGATAACATCCGGATTTCTTGTTACCCAGTAAACGGTTATTCTCATGGTGATATCAGCATTTTTCTAGCTTCCTCATCTCCTGCATCAGCACGGTGCTTGATTTCAATGTACTCAGCATAAGAGATTCTGTTATCTCCACGCTCCTCTATCTCTTTTTCACGTTGGTTTCTGTATCGTTCACGCTCTTTCCGTTCAATATCTTTCCGACGTTCAGAAACGTAGTCCAGCATCGCACTTGTTATTTTCAATGGATCTATTGAACCGTAGAACCGCCCATACTTCCCTGACTTAAACCGTGCTATGAAAAAACAGATTTCAGCGGCATTTATATAATAATACTCCGAAAGGAATATCTCCGATAGTTCAGAAAGTTGCTCTTTCGCTATCTTGGTTGAAACTTCTGCAAAGTCATTCAATGAGCCAAATTGTATCTTTAGCCATTCTATCGGTGTTTCATCCCCATAAGTAGAAGACAATAGTCCTAAACTCGGAATGCTGTCATTCAACGCCAGTTCTGAATGGGTTGCATTACATCTGACAAGTTTGAACTGCAAATCAGGGTTGTAATCAAGAATGAATTGTGCAGGATCGGGATATTTATTCAATAACGCCCTCTGCTTCAAGTTCCTTTCTCTTTTTTGCGGCAGCTTCTCTAACGGTTGTAGCGACTGCAAGAATTGAATCACGTTTTCGCTGCTCGCTATCCTGTTGATTTTTACTAAGTCTTGTCCCATTATAGTTTCCTTCCAATATTTTAGTAAAGTTTGCTTGTTTGAAAATCCAATCAAAGTCGCATTTCCAATTGCGGTCATTAGCTCCAAGTAGGAACGGGGATTGAAGAATGAGATTGAAAACACTCCTCACTGACTCTTTCCCATATTGGGCTATCCGGGCTTTTACAGCCTTTTTTCTCACATCAGTCATTGATCTTATCTGCTGGAGTCTGTCTTTGAATGTGGTATTATAGTATTCCATCAATCCGCTGTAATCAATCTTTTCAGAGGGGGAGGGCGAAGAAAGCTTGGCTTTCTTTGATACTCCGTCAGGAGTATTTTCTTTCTTTTGATGTAGAGATATATCTATATACTCTCTTTCTTCTTTCTTTGTATTTGTGCCCTCTGTGTGCCCTGATTTTTGTAAAAGTTCGGATTGCGGTAGATTGTTGTTCATGGGCTGTGCCCCAAGTTGTGCCCTTAGTTGTGCCCATTCGTGTCTTAATTCATTGATTTCCTTTTCAATACCTGTGTCCTTACTTGTGCCCTTGGTTGTGCCCATTGGATTATATTCTTCATATTTACATAAGGTTATAAGGTTCATTCCTTGATTGCACTCAACAGTTATCATACCTTTCTTTCTAAGATGCACAAGAAAGGAACGCACCTTCTTTTCAGACCATTTCCAACGCTGTGACAGAAATCTTATGGATGCAGGATATTGACCTCTTGAATAAGAGATTTCTCGACCTCCGATACTCTCCTTTCGGGGCGTTGCCTCAAATCGTGCAGACTGAATTAAGTCTAACCACGCTTCGCAACTGCTAAAAGTACGGGCTTCATTCCACATTTCATTCGAGAAAAACCTGCGGCTTAGCCTCAAAAATCCTTCGTCCATAGTCTTAGAATCTCACGTTAGTTAATTGCCTTCCGTTAGAAAATACAGCCCACTTACCATTACCGCTATCAAACAATCGTAAATCCGACACCTCTCCGAAACGTTTGATGTTACCGCATAAATCCACAATCCATCCACATTCTTTAGAAGGATGCGGGCGGATGGCACGACCGACTATCTGATACCACATAGCAAGTGACATTGTAGGACGTGCCATAACGACTGTATCAAGTTCCGGATAGTCAAAGCCGGTGGTTAATACCCCGACATTCGCCACTACCGAAATTTCACCAGCCTTGAATGCTTCAAGTATCCTTTCGCGCTCACCTTTTGGGGTGTCACCCGAAACGATTGCGGCTCCGGGTATAGACCAGGTAAGCCGCTCCGCTTCTTTCAGAAAACGGGTAAAGACTAAAATACCTTTCCGTTTTCCTCCGGCTTTGGGATTCATCAGTCTTTGGACAATATGGACGAGATAGCCGTAAAAGTCTATCCGTTCATATTCTCTTTGAACTGACCTATCTGTATAGTCGGCACCAGTAGTATTTACTTTCAAGTTAAGTTCGTTCCATCCCGAAGGATTCATTGGATAGTAATTCAACTTCGCCAAATAGCCCATATCTAATAAGGTTGATACCTGTACATGATAAATGACCTCTGAAAAGACATGAGGCTTTGTCCGGGTGATAAATTTCAGCATAGAACCAAAGTCACGGCTGGAACTTAAACGATACGGTGTAGCTGTCAGTCCAAGAACCTTACACTTCACCGCATCAAAAAAATCTTTGTACATACCCTCTTTAGGGTTAACAAGGTGGCATTCGTCCACGATGATATTCTTGAAGTGGGTGAACAGTTCGGGATGATTCTTCACACTGCCGATTGTAGCAAATGTTATCCGGCTTATCTCTTTTGAGTTGAAGGAAGCCGAATAGATGCTGCAATCGAGTATTCCGTATGAACAGAGTTTCTTGAAATTCTGTTCGAGTATTTCCTTCGAGGGCTGGAACACTAAGGTATGTCCATCAAGTCTTGCGGCTATATCCGCTATGATAAGCGACTTTCCGCTGCCCGTAGGTAACACCATAATGGCATTTGTTTTCTTTGCCTTGTTATTGAAGAAAGAAATAGCAGCATCAGAGGCCTTCTGTTGGTAATCTCGTAATACATAACTCATAGCCCTTTCTCCTTTCGTAACTTTTTATTAAGTGCTTTGTAATACTTGATTAGCTGTTCATACTCAAAATCAGTCATTTTGGAAGTGCTGGCAACTTTGACTTTCAGTAAATCAAACTTCTGTTGTCCGATTTTAGCAATTAGATTCACCCGATACCCTTCCAAATGGTCGGCTTTGAACCTGTTGCAGTGTCGGCATTCGGCATGGCAATTATTCTCATCAAACCGTGTTGCCAAATGTGTACGACTGAAATAGTGCCCGCAGTCTGCTTGTGTAAACGGCTTTATCTGTCCGCACGAGATACATCTAAAATACCCGTTTGGCATTGCATCACGAAGCCGGATAAAAAGGGAAAACTCCTTGTCGAGCTTAGCTTTCAAATCCGGCTTCTTCTTTACTGTTACCCCTGCTTTATCAAACAGAGGTAAAGGCTTGTCTTTCTTCTTAGCCTTAGTGCTTTTTATGTAGTATGGCATTGTTTCAACAATTTATTTATCTCTCTTATTTCTATCTTCTTCCGACGAATAGATACGGTTAAATCATGAACTTTTTTATCGTTGCTTACTATAGCAAGTCTTTCTCTATAAACCTCTATCTTATCAAAGGAAGAATCTCTTAGGTTTTGCAATTCTTCTTCTGACAGACCTATTATTTTATCTTTAAAAGTATCTGCGTATGTCTTCATAATTTAGCCAATTAAAAGCCCCGAAGCGTATTCTCCGGGGCAAAACAACCATTATTCACTAACCCTTGCCATTTATGTGTGGCTCACATTTATGAGGGATAAGCGGGAGTCGAACCCGCACAAGTATCGTCTGCTTTCTCGCTTTCATCCGTAGATTGGTTATCCTACGATCTTTAAACTACTCAACCTGTTACTTACAACTACGGTCTTGATGATTTCCATTTCTATGTACACTTGAAAGTTCCATTCATTTAGTCTTAGCACCCTATGACCATTTTATCCCTATGTGGTGGTAACAGGACTTGAACCTGCATGATAGGAGCTTTTTAGTTTTTACAATGAGTGGAATCTCGCCACCTATACCTGCCTTTATATGTTTTTACATCGGGCTACTGCTTATATTACCCCCCCGTTACCGACAACCTATCTATGAGATATTAAACTTTAGCGTCTACCAATTCCGCCATACCACCTAACTGTTACTTATTCTTCAGTCTCGCCTTCAACGATAATTGAAAGCTGACCGCAAGCGGCACCGTTTTCAATTTCTGACTTTGTTGCAATGGCTACTGCATAATCGTAGCCCATCTTTTCAAGTTGTTTTTTAATCTCTTTCATGATTCTGTAAATTAAATTGTTTATACTAAATTCACTCCCTCGATAATTCCATTACCAAGGTTGTTTTTCTCTGATATGTTATTTGTATTGATTGGAGACAACTTCACAAAAAAGTGTTCCTTATCAAAATGTTTCTCCAGCTTATCCGCATCAAAATCAGATTCATCCACCAATGTTAAGTTGATAGTTGTTTTCAGATTACTTTCTGTTCTTATTTGCCCAAGTTCATCAATAGACATTTTCTTCGGATAAGGAATAAGCCAGCCTCTCTTTTCTTCGTCAAAACTGTGTAAGCTAATCTGTAGTGTCACATTGCCTTTCACAAAAGAGAAGTCGCTATCTTTAATGCCAATCGTTGAAATGTAATGGTGAGTATTTGGGAATATTTCCGTAATACGTTCAATTGCTTTTTTTACGGCTTCTATATTTAAGAAAGGCTCACCCATACGAGTGTAGTTAATCTTAAATTCTTTGGAATCATTCGGGTTGTAACCTGCGCTTCTTATAGCAAACAATACTTGTTCTACAATCTCATCTGCTGTAAGATTGCGGTATTTCTTCATATTACCAGTGGCACAGAACTTACAACGTACAGGACAACCGCTCATGGTTGAAACTCCAATCATCCATCTTTCAGCGCGACTTCCGAGATTGTTGTTATCAAGGAAATTCTGTTTTCTTCCTATCGCATCTTTTGTGTAATATGGAAGAAAGGTATCAGTTGTTTCTACCAGCATACCATCTTCAAGCCGCAAGCAGTAAACTGTACCATTTTTAAAACTTTTACTTTTTACTATATTCATGATTGTATTTTTATGGGTTTTCCAGCTATATCTTCACAGACCGAGCAGGCTGGTTAACAAAGTTATTCCATATAAGCCATTGAAAACTCTTTCGGAATAAACCGCCCAACCGGGATAGGTTTGGCAGATTCAATGGCTGCATGGATTTCTCTTTTGTTGAACTCATGTCCCTTTTCTTTGGCTTGCTTCTCACATTCTTCCTCTTTATTTTTGAGGTAGTGGGTAATAAGCATCATCGCCCTATCAACATTAAAAGTATTCACTACGAATGTTTGAGTACGTTGCTCTTCGTCAAATGTGATTTTCGTTTCAATCTGATAGAACTTCTTTTCATCCGGTTTAGATTCTTCGTCACTATCCTCGGTCTCATCGTCCATCTTGTCAACGTACTCTGCCATTGTGATTTCATTTTTAAGATAAGCAATCGAAGCATCATCGACTTTACGCTCTTTCAGATTATCAGTAAGAATCACGCACGAATCAAACTCCTTTGCCATCGTTAAGGTGAATCCCGATTGATAATTAAGTTCAATGTAGTCTCTCAAAATAAGGCAGACATTCTCCAGGCCGGTAGCATAAAGCAGGAATTTGTACTTCTTGTCACCTATCTGTGCCTGTGCAAGATAGGGATATAAGAACTTGTTTTCGTTCTCAAAAGCTAAACGCTTCTGACTACTGACTTCCACTTCTTTGATGCCATCCGCTTCCATACTGAAACGAATTTTTGCCAATAGGTCTTGGTCTATCAGAGAACCACGATCAAAAAGGACTTCATTACGTTCAATGTTTACCGTTTCGCCGGTATCTTCATCTATGAAAGATTCCTCCCATGTTTTGAGAACACGCTTTGCAAGGTACATATTGAGCATCTTCTTTGGGTCGGATGTCACGTACCGTTTTTCTGTTTTTCTTGTTTCTATCATAACTAAATAAATTCTTGATTTCTTTGTATTTCCTGCTGGGCGTATATCAGCATCTGATGTTCATTTGCAGCCGGCAGATAGATACCTGCCACTGATGCACTCCAATTACGAAAACGGTCAATACTCAAAGTCATTTCACCTGTTGTCAGCTCGGCAGAACTTCTTAAGTAAGTTACTTCCTTACCTTTCTTGTTGACCGTCTTTCTCTCAAACAAATCACGGTTGCAAGTCCTCTTATAAAAATCAATTTTTGCTTCGTCGAGACTGCAACCGTACTCACTACCGAAATACCCTAAAAGAAGATGCAAGTAGCTGTTTTGGGCAAGCGTGCGGTTAGGTAGTTTCTTTTTCACTTCCACCACCGCACGTTCACTAAACAGCTTGTTTACATACTCCTTGAACTTGGGTATTTGAAATTCATTCTTCAAGTCGAACAACATACGCTAAAAAGGCAAATCGTCCTTTACATTGCCATTAACATCAACCGGAGGCGGGAAATTCTGTGGCTGTTGCTGATAGGTCGACTGTGGCGCTGGCTGTTGTACCGATGTTGTTTGTTGGGATTGCGATACACCACCACGCGCATCTATTTTGTAGCACCGGATAGATGCCATACGTTTGAGTTCTCCGTCCTGATTCGTCCAAGAACGACCTTGTATCATAAATGATACAGTGACAACATCACCATGATTAAAGCGGTCAAGTTCTGCACACTTATCGCCTGAAAACTCTAAGGGAATAACATTCTCATACTCGCTACGCTCTCCCGTATAAGGGTCGTAAGTAGTAGCATCTAAAATAAACTCCCGTTTTGTAAATGAGGAACCACCGTTTTTGGATGGTATTTGAACGGTTTGTCCAATTTCGATTATCCGTCCGGTTATTTGGTTTGCCATTAATTTTCTCCTCCAAAAATCTTTTTATCGGTTATAAGTTCTCTGTTTTCTTCCAAAAACCGGATAAATTCCTCACAATGATTAGTAAGAATAGGAATATCACGTTCAGGATTGAAAACGTATGTTTCTGTATAGGTATCTACCACATAACCGCCTTTGTTGAACTCCACAATGTTATACTCAAATGTCCGTACATCAGAACCGTTCTTCATTAAAGCGTATGGATATACTAAATGCTGGTGGTGATCTTTGAACTTTCCCACGGTATAACTACCGGTTGTTTTGATGTCGTGGACGCTGGCCGGCATCAGCTCGTCAATTACCCCATAAACCAAAACATTGCCGTATGCGGTTGGAATAATCGCTTCTACTCTTTGTTGGGTTAATGCTCCTTTGAAGTAACCGGAAAACTCTCGGCAAAGTGAGATTGGGAAAGTAAAAACACGATTATTATAGGTAGCTTTCAAACCTATAACCTCGTTGGTCTGAACCTCATCGTAATACAAAGGTTTACCTGTTTCGTCACAAGCTCCTTCGCGTATTACCTTATATATCTTTTCAACCTGCACAGTTTCAGATTTCCGATTTTCAACCATACAGTCAATAACCTCATTAAAGGCTGTTCCCTTGTCTGCCGCTTCGCTATCGAATGGCTTGCGGTTGATACGGTCTATCAGTTCTTGAAACTGTTGTTCGTGAAATTCTTCAGGAGTATGGGGTGGATTTTCTGACCACCCCCAGTACTTATCCCAAATCACATCACTATTCAGATATGCCCCAAAGGCATCAAGAAGCGTTGCGTAAATACGATATTTAGGCTGCTGGTTCATATTTCTTTTCTGAATTAAGTTTCAGATTCAAAGACTTCGCTTTGTTAGCTACCAACTTTGCCGCCATTTGCTTTGAAGAACCAACGTGCTCAAAGTTATCTATTTGCGCGATAAAATTATTGGCAGATTCCGCATCCGTAATAAGTTCGATCTGTTCTTTTATCTCTTCAATAACTTTATCATACTTTTCCTGTGCCTCTTTCTTGGCAGCAAGCATACCCAAATACGAATTGATTATCTTGGCGGTGATAAAGTCGTTCTTTGCGGTTGGATTACCATTCTTGTCAAGGATGGTAGGAACTTCCATCACTGAAGGAAGATTGCAAGTATTCTTACCGTCATTTCTTGAAGTTGGGTCAAAAGTGATAGTACGTCTTTGGACGCCTCTTTCGCTTTTCATTTCAAGATAACCGAGCAAATCCAGTTCAGTAACGATAGAGTTGTAGGATTTTTCACGCAAGGCAGGGATAAACACCGTATCATCACCTTCTTTTCTTGTGTCGCGATGGGCAACGAAAATGATGTGCTTGTTAAGCCCCGAAAGTGTTCGTGTCATCCATGAAAACTCTGCATTGATACCGCTCCAATCACGGATGGACGGCTGGCGGGTTCCACACTTGTGAGTAATGATGAAGTCCATCATCTTGCCGATGGTATCTACTACAATGGTCTGATAAGCGGACAAGTCCTCTTGAAGAACTTGCTGAACATCGCTCCATGAAGTGACCTGTACCGTGTCTATATTCTCCAAGTGCGCCATGTTCATGCGCTTCACGCCGTTATCGAAGTCCAACAGCAGCGGTTTCGGTGCGCTCAATGCTACCGTACTCTTTCCCATTCCGGCTTGACCGTAAATCATCATCTTCACGGTGGTCGGGATAACTAATTCATTACTTTTCTTAATCAGTGACATAATCGTAAATTTTATAGGGTTATTTGTTCAGATATTTACTCATTTTAAAAGCATTAATAGCGGATTGTATCTCGAACTTGGAATATATGATAGGAGAATTTCTGGATGAGCCTTTTCTTTTCTTATGCACCAATCCTTCTTTCTCTAACTTTTCCAAAAAGTTAGGTTCATACCCAAGTGTCTTTAACCATCTGAACGCTTCTCTTTGCTTGATTTCATCAGATACAGGAGACCGTTTCTTCTCACTGGCAGCTGCACCAAGCTCCGCCATGTCCATGCAGATATTTTTAAATTCAAATAATTCAAGTCTTACCTCCATACCGTCCAGTTCTTTCAATTCGTTCAACTCTCGTTCTTCGTCCCCTTCTCATATCGCCCTGTTCGTGATAGAGCGAAAAAGAAAAGATGCACAACAGGCAGAAAGCAACAGCCGACCTAATAGTAGGTGAAAAGTCCATCGTGAACTTCATACCAGCTATTCTCTCATATAGCATGGTTGCCAGTTCTCTGCCGTTCCTTACGTTCAAAATCTCAAAAGCTCTTTGCAGTTGGTTGTTTATCGTGCTGACCGCTCGGCATTTGAGGTTTGCAATTTCTTTTTTCTCATACCCTTGTGCATACATTCGTGCCGTAATCTCGCATTCAGGTGTAAGTTCATTAAAAACTCTCTTCATAATCGTGTAAGTCAGCTGATTAATAATTGCGAATAACCTCAATATATCCGGCTTCCCTGTTAGTGTCCACCGAATACAAAGTTTGCTTCTTGTCTATTATCCGATCAATCCTTGCCAGCCTGTTAAGATCAGCGGTACACCTGCGAAGCTGTCCGGCAAGTTTGTCGCTAAAGTCAAAGCTGATTCTGTCATTCTTCTTTTTCAGCTTTTTCTTGATTTCTGTTCTTTCTTTCAGTTCTTTTGCCATAAGAGTAAAATTTAATTAATGATTCGTGGATGGTAAGGGAATCGAACCCCTCTCAATCGTGCCAATTGTTTGCGCAATACGAAGCTCTAACCGATAAGTTAACCATCCTTTTTTAAAAAAGGTGCACTATCCTCACGGACGGCACACCCAGTACAAACACAATATAAAACACGAATATCTAATCTATTATCAGAACAATGCTTTTAACCGCATTCTTGAAATGATCAAACTTCTGTTTCAAATCACTCCAAGATTTATACCATGTATTTTTCTCTTCAGCTAATTTCTCGTTAGCCTCTTCCAGCTCTTGCACACGCCTTACTAAATCTTCATGCGTCATGCCTCTTAATTCTTCCACTGTCATAATCGTATAAATTTAAAATGTCGTTAAAAAGGTAGGAGTCGAACCTACTTCTTGTAAGCTAAATGAATATATAAATTAGAATATAAGTTAATACCAACAATTAATCGCTTACACGCATTCCAACAATGCTACTTCATAAATTACCGCCCAGCTGGTTTACAAGGTGATTGTGCACTCATCCCCATGCGCCTTGTGCCGGATTATAGGACTACCTTTTAGCGGTCTGTTTTAAGTTCTCTATAAGTTATTCTCATGAGCGACACACACCCTACACATATAACACTCATTATAGTGATAGAGAATATTTTCATAGGACTGTAAGTAGTAATAGCCCCGTAAAGCATACCGGCAGCACATATACTAACCAATATAGATAAAACGAATTGGATTGTTTTCATAATCGTATAAATTTAAATAAGTATCTGTACCCTAATCGAATAGCAGAACCTTATTTCAGTTCAGTACAGACTATAAGACCTTTCAGCGATACTTGTGCCTAACCAAGCATACTCACCACGCTAAAGACAAATTGGCGTGCTGAAAGTAAAAACCATTTCAACTTCGTGGCTTTACCACCATCAGACATATACAACCATTCGCCCATTGTCGGCTTATCCTCGGTTGCTATCGGTGTCAATTCCGTTCCACTTGCACCCACCACTATCCACCATCACTGGCTTCGCTTACGTGCCTTCGCAGAAATATATCTTTTTATCGTATCAATATGTCAAAGAACCAATCAATAGTACCCTACCCGATTCTCGCTATCGGTTGCCGTTCAATCCGTCCGTAGGGCTGTCGTGCATTGCATAATCGTGTATTATGCGTATCGGCTGATACCTTGTACCCGGCATAGAGCATCGTAATCCATGCCATCATCTTCACAAGTTTCAAAACCTTTTAAGGCATCTTCCAAACTGTCTATCTCATCCGTTATCAACTGGATAGCTTCTTTTTTGCTATCAGCATTGAACATCAGGCAAACAGTCCTTTCATCGTTGTTATGGGCAGCCTCTAAATCTTTATAAAGGCTATCCAACTGCTGGTTAATCGTGTAAGCATTCATATCCATATCTTTTATGCGATTGACATCAGATTAGCTTTTTTGAAGCATCTGAATTCTTGGCGTTCAGTATCATAGTAAGTCTGGACGGTATCATTCTTTTTTCTGTTGTCAGTACCAGTGATGGCAGGCATCAGCTTTTCATTTAGTGTACCGTATGCCTCACGAACAGAACCGTCCACTTTTTTGAAGTAGAACTTCACTATCTTCTTCTTCATCTCACCTTTCAGTTTCAAATTAGCCCAAGCCACCTTCATTGCTTCGCTCATGGTGTAGCCATTACGCTTAACGAACTGCCAAGCAAGGCTCATTACTTCGTGTAAAAATTCTCTTGTTCTCATAATCGTGTATTTTAATATGTTTATACTATTTGAAATCTGAATTAATCTTCGTTTCTTTGTATCAGTTTAATTTGATAATGCAAATATACTACTATTTTTCAGTAAAAAGAATCTAATACTGAAAAATAGTAGTAAAACAACACTATTTAACTATTGAAGCAGGTTATACCTTATTATAATATGAAGAAAGAAGGCAGAAATAGAAATTGGATAGCGTGGATAGCACTTGGATTAAGTGTTATTGCGATATTGCTATGGCTATGCAAATACGAGCCTGTAACATGGACTCTATTCGATTCTATGATTGCTTTTCTTTCTTTCGTTGTAGGAGCATTAGCCGTAATGGTTGGATATAACATTTTTGGGTTAAAAAACGACCTTAAAAATGAAATAGAAGAAAAATTACAGGACATAAGTGACCATCATGTAATTCATACAGCAAAAACTATGATGTATATAGAGATACGCCTGCTACACATGGCTATGAAATTAAAAAATATAGCAGATATAAGGCAATCTATTTACATGATGCTTGAGACCACTGAAAAGACTAAAGATAAGGAAGATATAGATTATGTTATTAATCAGTTGAAAGAACTTAAAACACGATATGGATATACACTGTTTGACGATGCATTCACAAGGAAACTAAAGATTAAACTCGGAAGGATTGGCACTTTCTCTGATAGCGCGCTTCTCTTCCTTCAAGATCTTGAAGTATGATTCTTTTGCATTATCAATAAGCCTGTTTGATTCTTTAAATGGATCCTTACAGATTGTTTTGTTTGGCGTATGAGATGACTCTTCTATTTGCATTCTCATTGATTCAAATAGAAAAGGATTGATTATTACCATAACTATAAAAGTAAAGCGACCAACTCCAAAGTTGCGGTTTGAAGTTTAGTCGCCTATATAGTCCCTTACGGGAACAGTTAAACTTATTAGTCGAAATCATCCGCAACTTGATTCCGACACAAATATACTGAAAAATAACAGTAAAACCCCAAAAAGATGAGCACAAAAGAAAGATTTGTTGAATATTTAAAAATCAAAGGGATTGGGCAAACCGCTTTTGAAGAATCAGCTGGTTTATCTCGTGGAGCTATTGCCAAAAAAACGGGCTTTAATGCAGATTCAATAGAAAAGATAGCGTCTGCTTGCCCTGACCTTAATATAAATTGGTTAATAACTGGAATTGGCAACATGACAATTAATACCAATTCGTCAATCACTGAAACTCCAACCACGAATAAAGATATTAAAATACTTGATATACGTGTATGCGCAGGACATGGAATTGGATTTGACGGAAATGAAAACAAGGTTATTGGATATGTGAATATACCAGAATTTACTGGATGCTATGGAATAACCGTATATGGTGATTCTATGTACGATATGTATATGTCGGGAGATACAATCTTTGTCCGTGAAATAAAAGACAAACGAAACATAGACAATGGACAGCCGTATGTAATTATAACAAAAGAAGACAGACTTCTTAAAATGATTCATATCGACTACGAGCGAAAAAAAACAATATTGTCTTCCTACAACAATATAGCTAATCCGGATGGGAAAAGAAAATATCCCGATATGGAAATTGACATAGATAATGATGTAATTCATTTATACAAGGTTGTAGGTAAATTAGCGAGAACGCAAATGTAGTTACAATAACAATACTATGAAATTCAATCAATACACATGGAACCTATATAAGCAATCTTCTGACGGACAAAAAGCTATTAAGGAGTTTGAGGAAGCCAATGAAAAGATGACTGAATACGAACTGTTTTCTAAATACAATCCTAATTCAGCACGTTTTCTTTCAGAAGACTATTTTGTAGAAACATGCGACCTATTTTGGGCTTGCTCTTTCGACAGTGCAGAAAAGCCCGAAAACCATGAATCTGCAAAGCAATTTTATTATACACTCACGACCAAAGGGATATTTGATGAAGAGCATGTAGCAGTAATCAATGAGGGCGAATACCAATTAATGCTATCTGCTAATGATATGTTGTCATTCATGTTATATTACTTTGCCCCTGAATACTTTTTCCCAAACCTTTTCAGAAGTCGTTTTTTCGTTTTAAATAAGATAACAGACACATTCGAGATAGAACTTCCTCTTATACCTAAAAAATCTGATTATAAATCGAGATGTATGTATTATTGGGAATTGTGTGAGGTGTTTTATCGGTTTAGAATTGAAAACCAACTCTCTCCAGCAGAGTTATGCGCATTTTTATATGACTATGCACCCAATTTCATTTCAAAAGAAAAAACAGATATTCCACAACCGGCACAAGCATGGTTCATTGGTGGGAAAACAGCCCCGATAGAATCTACTTTAGATTTTACTTTTTGGCAGGCCAATCCTGAAACCCAAAAAGGCGATATTCTAGTTCACTATGAAACATCACCAGTTAGCGCAATCACTTGTTTGTGGATCGCTCAAACAGATGGAGTGATAGATCCATTCTTCCACTATTACAGCAATACGTACATAGGAAATAAGATAAATCTACCTCATATAACATTGAAGGAACTCCAAGCCGATGAATACTTCTCAAAGCATCCTCTTATTAGAAAGAAGTTCCAGGGAGTAAACGGATGGCCAATGAGTAGCGAGGATTACTCCGAACTTCTGCGAATAATAAAGGCAAAAGGATTTGATATAGATACCTTACCAAAGCTATATGCTCCTACACTACCCCAAAATATAAGTATAGAGATAGAACGGGACGTAGAGCAACAGTTATTAGAACCTTTGCTTAACTCTATGGGATGGTATGAAAACAAAGACTTCATCCGGCAGTTACCAATCCAAGCAGGGAGAGGACATAGGATATTCCCAGATTATGCGTTACATTATGGCAATAAACCAAATGAGGAAAGGGCAAAAGTGTTGATTGAAGCCAAGCTGTGTATGAGGAATAACAAGGAAAGAGAAGAAGCATATTTGCAAGCGCGCTCATACGCCCGATTACTTAATTCTTCTGTGATTGTTTTATGTGATAAGGATTACCTGATTGTTTATGAGAAAAAAGACAGCTTCGACCGGGACAGATACAAGAAATACTGTTGGGGAGATTTTGAGAATCCAGATACTTTCAACGAATTAAAGAACAAACTAAATATATAAGATTATGAAGAAGATTCTATTTACCATAATAGGCTTGTCAGCACTATTCTGTATGAGTTCCTGCGATGAAGCTGTTTATAAAGGGAGGAAAGTGTATAAAGCATATTTCGATTATACCTTAAAAGACCCTGAATCTTTCAAGGTGTACAGCGAAAAATACACAAAGGATGGAGATTTCACAGTAAATTGGGAACTGGATTATGGGGCTAAAAACTCTCTCGGTGGAATGGTGAGGGAGAAGGCTACGTTTACAACTGTTGGTACTTCGATATTTATAGACGGAAGTAGTTACAGGCTTGATGAATTGAAATGATTTGAAAATTGTTTTAGCAATATTTTAGCAATAACAACTAAAGAACATGATTGGAATCCGGGAAGAGTTAAAAAACAACATAAGCCGGGGATTACGCCCGGCTTTAACATGAAAATCTCCTTTGTTTCAACATTGTTTCAACATCAAACGAAAACGAAAAATATAAATAGGTGACAAACAGCAGATTAAGAAGTAGAAAAAATTAGCCAGATGAGCTAATACCCCGAGAAATAATAACGATGCAAAGATACATAGAAAATCAATAATACAAAGCTTTTGGGAAAGTTTTTTTCATGTGAACAAAAAATTTATTTGTCACTTTTGCGCCAAAGAGTTACTGTTGCGTGAAATTGTTAACCAATAGCTGACCAAGTTTAATAGCATAACAAGCGGATAACCCCGATTTGTGACAAGTCGGAGCTATCTAAATCATAAGTTAAAAGTTATTATGAAAAATCATTGTTGTATCAATACTATACCCCATCGGCATAATAACAGTCACAATAGTTACACGAACACCAAAGGGATCCCCACAGAAAGCTTCATTGGGAATACGGTGTATTTAGCTATGAATAACAACTATATGTCAAGAATGGATAGGATCGGAAAAAAGTCATACTGAAGCATCTTAGTAAAAGAACAATCATCGTCCTATCAAGTGCTACCCGGCATTATCTATATCAGTCCGGCAAAAGCATGAAAGGAGAAATATACCGAATATCCTAGAAGAGAAAGAAATATTCATGTCCGCCAATAACAAATCCACCACAAATACAACCAAGGGTTGCTGCTATTAACGGCTACGTACCATTTCAATTACAGCACTGTATTTCACAACTCTATGATTGGCAAGGCAAAAAAAGATGTAAAAATTGCATTAAACCTCCTCTATCGGCTTGGACCAAACTTCCTCTTTCGTTTCTTTACACATTACGGAAATAGTTCCTCCAACAAAATCCTTCACATATCCTTTGCGTTCAGCCAACATATCTTCCGCCATTCTAATGGCCTTAGCCTTATCTTTCAATGAAAATCCTTTATTAGCAAAATCATTACCTTCTTTAAAATATATATCATAAGTTTCCAT